CTCGAAAGACTTAAGGAAATTGCAGCGGAGTCTCCGACAGCTTTCTTCCAGTTGGTTGGGGTTAATAACAATAATAAGAAGGTAACTTCTATGACAACTCAATCTTCAGTTCGCAGTGAAAACTTTAACTCCAATTCTCAGGAAAGAGATTTTGAGTATTATCAGAAGCTCCGTAAGGAGAATAGGAGTCTCTATTATTCCCCGAAGATCCAGAACATGATGCTTCAGGATCGTACTAGACTTGGGGATAAGTTCTACAAATCTTAATCTTAACAATGAAGGAGATCAGATATGTCGGGTATGACAACTGGTAATACTACCCTCCTTACTCGCTCGGAAGTGTGGTCGAGAGAGCTTAAGGAAATTCTGCGTGATGAGCTTATGGCTCAGAAGTACGTTCGCTGGCTTCAGGAGTTCCCTGATGGCGACACGTTCAAGATCCCGTCCATCGGTCAGGCGTATGTTGATGACTACGCTGAAGACGAAGGCGTTAAGTATCGTCCTCTGGACACTGGTCAGTTTACCTTCCAGATCACTGAGTACCTCTCTTCGGGTACTTATGTGACGAAGAAGGCTGAGCAGGATATGTTCTACATGAATGAGCTTGTTTCTCGCTTCGTTCCGGAGCAGGAGAGAGCCATTATGGAGCATGTTGAAGAGGCCGTCCTTGGTCTTCAGTCTGGTCAGACTGCTGGCAATGCGAACAGCATCAATGGTGTTGCTCATCGCTACGCTGGTTCGGGTTCGGCTTCGGGTACGATGGTGGCTAACGGCATTACGCTGGCTGACTTCGCCCGTGCTAACCTTGCCCTGAACAAGGCTAACGTGTCGGCTAACAATCGTGTCGCTATTGTCGATCCGTCTGCGGCCTACCTCGTTGAAACCCTCACAAACCTGTCTAACGTGTCTAACAACCCGATGTTCGAGGGCATTGTGTCTTCGGGTATTGCTACGGGTATGCGCTTCGTCCGTAACGTCTATGGCTTCGATGTGTACACTTCGCAGCGGGTTGCTACGATCACTTCGGAGTCTGTGAAGATTGGTGATCAGAGCGGTTCTGCTATTGACTGCGCTGGCTTTAAGGCTAACCTGTTCTTCTCTGCTGATGCTTCGGTTGTTCCGTTCATCGGCGCTTGGAGACAGATGCCGGAAGTCGATACGGAGTATAACAAGGATCTCCAGCGTACAGAGTTTGTTACTACTGCCCGTTATGGTGTCAAGCTGTATCGTCCTGAGAACCTTGTTGTCGTTCTTTCGAACGCTGCTGTGTAATAGGAGGATAAATTATGGCTGATTGGACAAACTCGGACGGTCTTGAAGTCCGTTTTACTAACCCGGAAGCTGGTAACACTGGCGCTGGCCTTGAAACTGATGGTGCAGTTAAGGAACTTGTTGTTCCCCTTAGCTACGCTACCAACATTTCGGCTGCTGCTGATGGTCACGAAGCTTTCATTCCGGCTGGTTCTCAGATCATTCAGGCTTATCTCATTGGTAAGACCGCAATGACTGGTACTTCCGGTACACTGAAGATTGGTCTGTCCTCGAAGGACGGTACTACGCTTACCGATGATGATGCAATTCTGACTTCTACTCTTGGAACTCAGGCTAACCTTGCTTCTAGTAAGTCTCTTCTGTGTGATGGTGCGGCTGCTGCTGCCTCGTCTGGTGTCTTTACCGCTTTCTCGACAACTGTCGATGGTTATGTCTATACGACAAAGGGTGGTACAGTTACTGGCGGTACAGGTAAGCTGGTGATCCGTTACATCGATAAGAACGGCTAACAAACTACGGGGAGGTTCTTCGGAGCCTCCCTATTTCTAATTGACAAGTTAAAAAGAAATGGTATAATAATACTTATGGTTCCCCCGGTTGATACTAATATAGGATACTTAAATGGCTAACGTACAACATTCCGCTTTGACTGATACAGATGGTATTCATGAACCGAAGGGTATTTCTACTGCCAGTTCAAATCAGGTTTATGTAGCCAACGGTAGTTCCTCTGGTAGTTGGAAGAACCTTTCTAATATTCCGGGTAGTGGTTGGGGATATTATACAAATACAACGTATACGAGTACAACATACTTCCAACTTGATAATACTAAAAAAACAATACCATTTAACTTAAAGTCTATTGAAACAGATCTTCCTGTAAATTTCAATGGTACTGATAGTACCCTAATGACGTTGGGTACAGATACTCTTCTTTTTGTATCCACTGGTGATTTGATGGCTATTACGCTATCTTTTGAATTGGTTAGCTTATCAGCCACTCAAGAGTATCTTGATATGGATTTGTATGGTTCTTCGGATGGAACTACTTACGGCACTCTCCTCGCAGAGAAGTCTATTCCACTGCTGAAAAATAATCAGTTTATTTCTGAAACTTCACTGGTATATGTAACAGCAAATATGGTCTCTCATGGTGCTAGAATTAAATGCTCTCTTCCTTCTGGTACTGGTAATATTCGAGATATTCGTTTGATTTCATCTAGAATACATAGGGCTAGATAATAATGGCTACAGCTAAAATGACACTACTGGAGATGGTTCAGGATGTCCTAAATGATATGGACTCTGATGAAGTCAACAGCATTTCTGATACGGTAGAAGCAACCCAAATCGCCAATATTTGTAGGAGTGTCTACTATGATGTAATTACAACTGTTGATCTTCCGGAACACTCGGAGTTGGTTACAGTAGCTGGTCTTTCCAACTCCGCTAGGCCCAACTTTATGGACGCAAATAGCGTTACAGAGATCAAGGAGTTGAGATACAATGTATCAGAAACTGCTGGGGAACTTGAGTATAAGCTTATCGATTATGTACTTCCGGATGAATTTGTTCAGAGAATTGTTACGAGGGATACCACTGCATCCGAAGTAATTATTGTTACCGATCCGACATCTGGTATTTCTCTTCCAATCCTGAATAATAAGATGCCTGACTATTATACGTCCTTTGACGATAGGTATCTTTGTTTCGATAGTTATGATTCTTCTATCGATAGTACACTTCAGACAAGTAAGACATTGGTTCTTGGTATCAAGTTGCCATCCTTTACTATGTCTAATAGTGCGACTCCGGATATGGATGATACGATTTTTCCCTACTACCTTGCAGAGGTTAAATCTCGGGCGCTGTCTCTCCTTAAGGGAGGGGCAGACCCGAAGGTAGAACAGTTTGCTAGAAAGCATAGATACTTCCAAAGAAACAATAGATCTAAGACACCTGAAGTGAGGGTTTTGAATGACTATGGCCGAAACCGATAATGACCTTATCGTTGTAGAAGACAATAAAGAAGGTACACTCCTTACAATTACAAGTCCTAAAAGAAAAGCTACATATACTGTTTATAAGCCAGAAGATGGTTACAGTATGTTCAGGATTGGAACAGATTCTGGTAGTATTCCTTCTCATCTTTCAGGGTATTATACCAGTAGAAAATCTGCTCTAACAGATCTTAAGTTCTGGTTGAACAGTGTACCCGAAAGTAAAGAGGCTAAGTGGGATAGAATGTTTGGTGAGGATAAGGCTCCTCCACTGAAGACGAAGGATAAAAAGATTGGTACAGACGTATAGCACTAAACCTGTAAACAACTTTATCAAGGGGCTTATTACCGAAGCCTCTGTTATGACATATCCTGATGGTGCTTCTTCTGATGAATTGAACTGCGATCTCCTTAAGAATGGGGCTAGGCAAAGAAGGAGGGGTATCGAATTTGAAGAGAATTATGTTGCAAGTTCGTTTACTGCCGGATCTGGCGCATTTATTCATACGCAAAATTGGCAGAATGTTTCTGGTATTGGTGGTACTGAGTTTCTTGTTGTTCAGGTAAACAGCAGAGTTTACTTTTACGATAAGTCTTACTCAACACTATCTCTTAGCGAAAAACCCTTTTCAATTAATCTTCTAGACTATAAAGCTGAAAATGAATTTGATACTGCGACTTCTCCGATAAGTGTATCTTCTTCTATTGGATATCTTGTAATTGTATCTCAAGCTATTAATCCAATTAGAGTAGTTTATAATTCAAATGATAATAC